CTATTTTATGTTTAATAGAGAAAATTGTCTTATGGAGTTTGGATTTAAAATCTGGAATAATAAAGCATTTGAATTACAAATTTTTGGTTGGGATTATTAAAATTTACATAGATTACTGACCACCTCCCAAACCGTCACACTAACTCCCATAGGGCACACAGATGCCTTATACTACACACATAGCAAACGAAGATTACTAAATGGAAGTTTTCAGAAAAGAAAACGGATACGAAATCAGACCAGGTGCTAATCTAAGGTTTGCTAATCTTAAGGATGCTAATCTTAAGGATGCTGATCTTAAGGGTGCTAATCTTAAGGGTGCTAATCTTAAGGGTGCTAATCTTGAGGGTGCTAATCTTAAGGGTGCTAATCTTTATGGTGCTGATCTTTATGGTGCTGATCTTAAGGATGCTAATTTTAAGGGTGCTAATCTAAGGTATGTTGATCTAAGGGTTGCTGATCTAAGGTTTGCTAATCTTAAGGATGCTAATCTTGAGGGTGCTGATCTTAGGAATGCTTTCCCTATGTGTGCTAATCTTGAGGGTGCTAATCTTAAGGGTGCTGATCTTTATGGTGCTGATCTTAAGGGAACTATTTTAGAAGGACTTAAACTACGAAAGTCAACGGATATGAATACGATATACTAAAGATTATCCAATTTAATAACTGTCACACCACCTCTTCATAGGGGTGGTTTTTTATTGTATACTACATTCATACGAAACAAAGAACCATGACTGTCAACCTGGAAATCAAAGGTCAACTCGCTAAGTTGCTGGCGACTGAAGACCTGATTATTGAGAATAAGAAAGTTGATACTGCTTCATTCAATGTAGACACTCGTGTCCTGACTCTTCCGATGTGGGAGAAAGCGAGCAATAGTGTTTACGACATGCTGGTGTCTCATGAAGTGGGTCATGCTATCTTTACTCCTAATGAAGACTGGACTGTAAAAGTTCCTCATCAGTTCATTAATGTTGTAGAGGATGCTCGCATTGAGAAACTGATGAAGCGTAAGTATGCTGGTCTTCCTAAGACTTTCTATCGCGGATACAAAGAACTTCAAGATGAAGATTTCTTCTGTATTGGTGATGAAGTCATTCATTCAATGAATCTTGCTGACCGTGCAAATTTATTGTTCAAAATTGGTTCCTTTATCGACATTCACATTGAGCGTGGTGAAGAAATGGAAATCATCAATCTAATTTCTAATGCAGAAACTTTTGATGATACTCAACATGCCGCAGAAATTCTTTACAAGTATTGTAAGGAGCAGAAAGAAGAACAGAAGCAAGAGAAAGTTTCTAATGTAGAAACTCCTCAGCAAGAACAAGGTGGTGGAGAAGATGATTCTGAACAGGAAGAGCAACAACAGCAGTCTGAATTAGAAGCACCTCAAAGTAATAGTGGAGGATCTATTCCAGATGTTAAAGGAGATGAAACTGAAGAAGATGGTGAGGAAAAAAATGATGATCTTGAAGTTAAAACTGATAGTTCTTTGAGTGAAAAACTCAAAGATTTGATTAGTAATTCAGTCAGTAATATATACGTCGAATCTCCTGATTTGAATCTTGATACTGTTGTGAATAGTAATAAAGAAGTTCATGATGTAATTAAGGATCATTTTACTTTTTTTGCTGATAATTCTAGTTCAGATCTTTTCGAGTTCGCAGATCGAGAATATTTAAAGTATAAAAAGTCTGCAAATAGTGAGGTAAATTATCTTGTAAAAGAATTTCATTGCAAAAAATCTGCTGATAGTTATTCTCGTGCTACTAGCAGTAAGACTGGAGTTCTGGATTGCTCTAAACTTCACACTTACAAATATAATGAAGACTTGTTTAAAAAAGTAACAATTATTCCTGAAGGTAAGAATCACGGTCTGGTGTTTGTTTTGGACTGGTCTGGTTCAATGGCTAGTGTTCTGATGGATACTTTGAAGCAACTTTATAATCTTATTTGGTTCTGTAAAAAAGTTGATATTCCATTCAAAGTATATGCATTTACTTGCGAATTTAATATTATAACTTATGACGAGAACAATAATGCTAAATTATTGAAATCTCATTATGAACCCAAAGATGGTCTCCTTAATGTATATGATCGATTTTCTTTGATGGAGTTCTTTACTTCTGATGTTTCTGGTAGAGAGATTGAAGAGCAAATGAAGAACATTTGGCGTTGTGCTTATTCAATGTCTAGATGGGTTGCATACTCTACTCCTGGTCGATTGAGTCTTTCTGGAACTCCTTTGAATGAAAGTATTCTTGCACTTCATAAGATTATTCCGCAGTTCAAGAATCAACATAAACTTCAAAAAGTCAATTGTATTATTTTGACTGATGGTGAATCTAATCACCTTGCTTATCATGTTGAAATTTCTCCTTCATACAATTCCAAACCTTACATTGGATGTAATAGGTTGAGTTTGAATTCATATCTTCGTAATCGTAAGACTAGAAAAACTTATAAAATTCCAGCGGAGTGGTGGGGTTTTACTGATGTTTTGATTGAAGATTTGAAGGACGAAATTCCTGAGGTTAACTTTATTGGTATTCGTATTCTTGATGGGAATAGTGGTTCTTTCATTCGTCGTCATTGTGGTAGTTATGGTGATATACATGACAAGGCAATGAAGCAATGGAATAAGGAAAAGTGTGTTTCTATTTCCTCCAGTGCCTATCAAAAATACTTTGGTATTTCTGGTTCTGCACTTTCGTATGAGACTGATTTTTATGTGAGGGATGATGCAACAAAAACTCAAGTCAAGAAAGCTTTTATTAGAAGTTTGAAGTCTAAGAAACTAAATAAGAAGATACTGGGCGAGTTCGTGGAGTTGATTGCCTAATGTCTGAGATTTCGGATAAGTATGAAACTTGTCCTTATTGCGGAAAAAGAGGAAAACCTTGTTCTGAAATAACAAGTTTGGCACGGGCGTATGCCCGTGCTTTTTGTCGTAATAAAAATAATGGTGTTACAGTTGATGATCTGTCCACTATGGTGTCTGAAGACCTAAATCCTGATCTATAATAACTTCAGTTCAAACAAAGAAAGCAATGGCATTGTCTGTTGATTACATCCGTACTTCTCTTCAAGCATTATACGGAGAATCTGTGAGTTCTGGTGACATTCGTGCATGGTGTGCTATGTGTGGTCACAGTTATCAAACAGTTACTAACAGGATTTCTGATTGTAAAGTTGGTCGTGGTAAGTGGAATCTTGAAGTAACCAAAGAAACAGTTGAAGAATTGGAAGTGTCTTACAATGCTCCTGTAGCACTTCCATCTGTGCAACAAAATCTCATTCCTGATAAAGATGATACTTTCGTCAAGTTTGGTAACTTTGGTGATCTTAAAAAAATTATTCAGTCCCGTCTTTTTTATCCAACGTTCATTACGGGTCTTTCGGGTAATGGTAAAACGTTGTCTGTAGAGCAAGCTTGTGCTCAACTTGGACGTGAATTGATTCGTGTAAACATTACTATTGAGACTGATGAAGACGATCTTATTGGTGGTTTCCGTCTTGTCGATGGGGCAACTGTTTGGCATAACGGACCTGTCACTGAAGCACTCCAGAGAGGAGCAATCCTGTTACTCGATGAAGTTGACCTTGCTTCTAACAAAATCCTCTGTCTCCAGTCCATCCTTGAAGGTAAAGGTGTGTTCTTGAAAAAAATTGGTAAGTATGTAAAACCAACAAAAGGTTTTAATGTATTTGCCACTGCGAACACAAAAGGTAAAGGTTCTGATGATGGTCGTTTTATCGGCACTAATGTTCTCAATGAAGCATTCTTGGAACGTTTCCCAGTAACGTTTGAGCAGACGTATCCTACTCCTGCGACTGAACAGAAAATCCTTGAGGGTATTGCTTTGGATCTTGGAGTGGAAGATCGTGACTTCTGCAAACGTCTTGTTGACTGGGCAGACATTATTCGCAAAACTTTCTATGATGGAGGTATTGATGAAATTATCAGCACCCGTCGTTTGGTTCATATCATCCGTGCTTTCAGCATCTTCAAAGATAAAGCAAAATCAATTCAAGTTTGTGTAAGTCGTTTTGATGATGAGACCAAACAATCATTCTTGGAACTCTATGACAAAGTGGATGCCGACTTTGTGATGCCGATTGACGATCAGGAGATTAACTGATATAATAAGTTATGACTAACTCTTGGTCCATGCTATACGATGAAATTTTAAAAATGGATGACCACATTAATTTTAATACGCAACAAAGTCCTATTGATTTTATTCCAACTTCAGCAACTCCGTTCAAATATAATGAAGAGGAGATTGTAAAAGAACTTCTTGAGTATATTAGAGGAACTTATAGACAGCATTATTCTGCTGGTGATAATAAAATTCAAACACTGGATTTGATTGAAGCTTGTGGAGATGGTGAACCATTCTGTAGATCTAATATTCTTAAGTATGCATCACGATATGATAAGAAAGGTACGGCACGTCGTGATATAATGAAGATCCTCCACTATGCTGTTCTTCTAATGCATTTCAATGATAAGAATGCAAAACGTGAAACCTACCCTCAATAATAATGAAACTCAAAGAACAAACAATGAAACTGTCTGACAATGCACTTGCTATCCTCAAGAACTTTGCGGGTATTAACAATTCTATTCTTGTAAAGCAAGGTAATAAACTTCGCACTATCTCTGTGGCAAAGAATATTCTTGCCGAAGCAGAAATCAAAGAAGATTTCCCGCGGGACTTTGCGATTTATGATCTCAACCAGTTTTTGAATGGATTGAGTCTTCATCAGGATCCTGACCTTGACTTTAATCAAGACAGTTACTTGAGTATCAAAGAAGGTAAACGTCGTGTGAAGTATTTCTTTGCCGACCCAAATGTAATTATTGCTCCTCCAGAGAAAGAAATTACATTACCATCTCAAGATGTATGCTTCCAGTTGGATAGTGTAACACTTGAAAAATTGATCAAAGCAGCAGCAGTATATCAACTTCCTGATATGTCTGCAATTGGTGAGAATGGTGTTATCAAACTGGTGGTTCGTGATAAGAAAAACGATACTTCTAATGAGTATGCAATTATTGTTGGTGAGACCAGTGATGATTTTGAGTTCAACTTTAAGGTAGAAAACATCAAGATTATTCCTGGTGCCTATGAGGTAGTAGTATCTTCTAAACTTTTGTCACAATTCACGAATACACAGCACAATCTCAAGTATTATATTGCTCTGGAACCTGATTCGACATTCGGATGAGACACATTCTCTTTACCCTTAAGGGGTGTCCATATGGATTACTAAATGATGAAGCACATATTCGTAATGTGCTTTCAAATGCTGCAACATTATCTGAAAGCACCTTACTAGATATTTCATCACATAAGTTCGAACCTCATGGTGTAACTGCCGTAGCACTTCTTGCCGAGTCTCACATTAGTATCCATACATGGCCCGAGAATGGTATGGCAGTATGTGATGTGTTTACCTGTGGTGAACATACAAATCCACGATCCGGTGCCACATACATGTATGAAGCAATGGGTGCAACAGACATTGTATCTGAAATCTTTACTCGACCTTTGAAATGACCAAAGTTGATGTCCCAATGAGAATAACTGGTAGTATTCTAGTGATTACTGCATATTTTGTTGTTCTACATATCAATATAACTCTTGGAGTTATGCTGCACTTCGTTGCTGATATGATTTCAGTTCCTTACTTTATAAGGACAAAATCTTGGGATGTCGTTATAATGCTTATGTTCCTACTGGCAATCAGTTTTAGCAAACTTTTAACATGAATATCTTTGTGACGGATGAAAGTCCGGTCAAGTCGGCACAGGTTCTACCTGATAAGCACATTGTCAAGATGCCCCTAGAGTGCTGTCAAATGCTCTCTATCGTTGCCTCAGACAAATGGGGGCATGGGTATGGAACTCTCCCTAAGACCGATGGAACCCCGTATGCGACCGATAAGGGTGCCTTTCGCAATCACCCCTGCACCGTATGGGCAAACGAAACTGCCGCAAATGCCAGATGGTTAATCCGGCACGGTCTTGCATTGTGTGAGGAGTATTCTAATCGGTATGGAAAAATTCATTCATGTCTTCATACCCTCGCACATGCAAATAAAATCTTTCCATTAGATGCTATTCATCGTTCAAAACTGACTCCATTTGTTCGTGCTATGCCTGAAGAGTTTAAGTTTGATACAAATATAAGCACCATCGAAGCTTATAAGATGTACATTGCATCTAAACCATGGGTATCTAAGAATTATTTGAGAATACCAAATCGTAAACCTGAATGGGTATAGAGTGAAAGAAGAAAAAATAAAAACACTTTATCTTTATTCATTAGAGAGTGGTGGATGTATTATGCATGATGGATACATTCAAATAGGTATTATGAAACATAGTGTTGAGAAACATATGGAACTAAATCCCACAGTTAATTGGATTGTGACCTATTGGTGTCCAGACATATTTGCTAACAGATACAAAAGAGTTTCATTTCAAAAAACTGAAAAGAAAAATGAGGGAAGTCCAAA